TGCGTCGCCGCAATATCGTTGGTATTTGTGTTGCCGCATCGCTCCTGTCGTGGGAGCTAGCGTTCGCTTTAGCGTTCATTTTGTATCTGAAGGCCGATTTTAAGGATCCGGTCGAAGATTGTGCACCGGTCGTCGTCCGTGAGGACATCACGCGACCGCCCGCACCCCCCAGGCGTTGGGAGGTGCGGGTCACACATGCGTACCTCTACCTTGTGTGTGTCACAGCGTATCTCTGGATGGACGGCCCCTCCTACCACCTAGCCTTTTTCTTTGCTTGTATCACTATAGCATGGTTATGGCTTCGGTGGGTGGAAGGTGTCCGCGCCACCATGGTTATGATACTTTCGTCAGTGCCAGCTTTTCTCAAGCCTGAGACAATGTTCTGGGTCTACACGATCTCCTCCGCCGGTTATTTTGTCTACATGATGGTACGTGCCGATGACCTTGTCGTCACCCGCACATACCACTTGGCTGACGACACCATACGCGGCGAGTTCGAGCAGTTGCCCAACCTCCGGCCCCGAGCTAATCCTCGGCACACCCATGGCATGTCCGCTTCGGAGCGGTCGTGCGCTGCCAATTTTGCCTCCCAGCTTGCCAACAACCTGGGTCATGTGCCGTACTATCACCAGATATCACGTACGTTGCACAATCATGGCAAACTTGGTAACCACTACCACTACGAACCGCGCCATGCCACCTTACCAGAATTTCACGACCCTGTGCCAGCCCAAGCACTACACGTGCACATTGATAGTGACCATATGTCTGACATGCCAGCTCTGCTGGCTGAGACATTTGCGCCACGTCTTGTGTATGCGTTTGTGCCTGATGCTGTCGCAAGGAATGATGGTGAGGCCACCTACACGTTTGACTCCGAAGACAATGTCTTGTGCCGCATTTCTGGCGGTGCAGAATATTGTCATCGCGTGTGGGATTATGGCACATCCTTCATCACTGCCTCCATGGAACTCGACGATGAGACCATTGTTCGCGTTTATTCCATCGAGCGCCGGCACGCCGGTACTGATAGGCAATTGGTGTTGATTATGCCCGTGCGGGAGTACACGTATATTACTCCCAAATACTGGCAGTACAACTGGCCCGAGCTTCCCCAACAACTCGACGCTAGACCGCTGACCAGGCTTCGTGTCGTGGAGACCCTCCGCGACGCAAAGGGCGCGTCTGTGCAGTTCACTCGCATGCGCGTCAAAAGCTCGAAGGGCGAGTTTGTTTCCACTGGCAAACCCCATCAATACGCGTGCACGACCACAACCGCTGCCGCTGACGACAACCTTAGAGCCGCTGCCTCACTTAGCAGCGTGGCTTTGTCAGTTCCTCTGGCATGCCAATTGACAAATAAGGCTGCTGAGACCGCGCCCCATCTTTTGGTGTCCTACCATAGGATGTTGGCTGGTCGTTACCCTCGGTGCACTGTCTTCAAGGATGAGATACCCCCTGTATACTCCTATGAAGCACTTACATCCGCTGGGCCCAACGACGAGCTGCGGCCGCTCATGCACCCCTACATGTCACCAATTCTCCCATCTTACTGCCCGGTCGAGGGCGGTACGACAGAGTTAGCCGGCGTCCGAGGCCGGCTAGAGACAGTGAAGCACCGCGGCGAGTTGTTCCTCACACCCAAGCTTGACTCCATAATGAATGAGTACGTATCATTGCTCATTACGGAGCCTGGCAAGGGCGTTCCCAGTGAGGAGCAACGCGTCCACGAGGCGCAAAACCGGCGTTCCCAGAAGCCGGACCTCGACAGACACGCAACTGGTCAACGTGGCAACGCTTATCGTGGTGATTCCTTCATCAAAGCTGAGGCCTATGCCAGCATCAAGGCCCCTCGCCTGATAACTACTGTCAATTCGTACACCAAAGTTGAGTATTCACGAGTCATCTATCCTATCGCTGACTTGTTGAAGGAGCAACCCTGGTATGCGTTTGGCAAGACCCCCAGCGAGATAGCCGAGCGTGTCGGCGGAGTGTGTGGCACGGCCAGTTCCCATGTTACTTGCACGGATTTTAGCAAGTTCGATGGCCGGGTTTCCTCTCTGCTACGCACCCTTGAGCGGCGCGTCCTCGTGGCCTTTTATGACGCCGCGTACCATGACTCAGTCATACAATTGCATCGCCAGCAGTCCCACCTCAATGTGCGGACCAAAGGCGGTGTGAAATATGACAGTTACGATGCGCGCCTGTCTGGATCACCCGAGACCGCAGCGTTCAATAGCATTGCCAACTCGTTCGTTGCATTCCTCGCACTCCGCAAGAGTGGCTTGGAGCCGGCCGAGGCGTGGCAAGCTCTGGGTGTTTACGGCGGTGATGATGGTCTAACCGCTGACGTCCCCGACACTGTTTATGAAGCCGCCGCCGAGATGGTTGGTTCTAAGCTCACAGTGACCCGTGTCGACCGTGGTGAGTTGGGTGTTGCCTTCTTGGCACGCTTTTACTCACCGCAGGTCTGGCACGGATCAACGAGCTCCGTCTCTGATATCAGGAGGGCCCTTTCAAAGGTCCATCTGAGTGGCCGCGAAAACGGTGTCACAGCCATCACACAACTGCGTGCCAAGGTCAACGCCTTAGCACTCAGTGACGCAGACACACCGATCATTGGTGCGCTTGTGTCAGCGGTGCGACGCCTGGAGCGCGCAGCACCCCGTACTGAGTTGCAGGACTTGAGCATCCTCCCTCTGTCATATTGGGCTAAGTATGATAAGAGCTCTCAGTACCCCAACGACGACGCACCTGATTGGGCAGATGCCGTCGTGACAAGGGATCTCGCAGACCTCGACCGCGAGACCCTCGAGGAACACTGGCAAGGTGCGAGCACATTTGCAGCACTTATGCGTACGCCGCCAGTCGTACTCGCCCCAGACACACATGGCAGCCTTGACACTGATGTTTCAGTTGCCAAGGAAGAGTTGGTCCCCGGTACATCCGGTGGGCCAATAGACGTGCAAGACACGACCACGAAGCAGGTCGTCCCTGAGAACAGTGACGACTGGATAGAGGTCAAACCACGCCGTCGCCGTAGCGTGTCCCCAAAGCCTGTGCAGGCAGGCAAAAGCCCAACACCCCCAGCGCCAACTGTTGCTCAGCTTCCAGCTGAACCCAAGGCAACGGTGGCAAAGGGCGGCAAGGGCGCGGATGGGCCAATTCAAGCGCAACCAGTAGCTCCCAAGGAGCGTCCCGTAAAGCCTAAGGCTCCCAAGGCTGCAACTCAGCAGCCAAAGGAGAAGAAGGTCAAGAAGGATAAGCCAAAGCCGGTGAAAGCCGCGCCAACCGCTGAAGCTATTGCTGCACCCCAGGCCACGCCCGCACCGGTCGTTCCCCCCTTGACTGCTACTTTTGTGGCGTCTAAGGCGGAGGACCCAACCGATGCGGACACACCGCGCAAAGCGCCCGGTAAGTCAGAACCGAGCGCCAACGAAACAGCACCGCCACCAGTGTTGCCAGTTGTGCCAGTACCTGACAAGGTTCCAGCCGTCGCAGACGGGCCTACAGGCGTTGACCCGGGCCCGTCAGTAAAACAGGATGGAAGAGCTGAGAAAACAGCTAGGGCACCTAAGCCTGCCACGAAGCCCAAACCAAACAAACCGGCAGTCCCCCAACCGCCACGTTCTGACGGACGTGGAGGACCTGGGGGCTCCACCGAGAAGACCGCATCCAAGCACGCAGTCAAGCACCCCAAGACCTTCGTTGGCGACCCCAGCCAGCCCAAATGGTACAACGGTGCACTCCGAGCCCGCCTTGAGCGAGAGTACGAGCTGCTTGAGGCCGACAGCAAGGGTGTTCCACCCCCGCATGCCTCAACCTCTCCTGCCTGCATCAAATATGATGCCGCATGGGACAAAGGGAGAAGAGCCTGTGGTCAATCGATCACAGGCCTCCAACTCCTTGCCCAGTACGATCAGAGCATGGCGCGAGACTGGAGGAACGTCGACATCAGTCGACGCATTGGACACGCGGTCGTCACCTTCAAGCCCACTACTGAGCTCCTTTACGGACTCATACGCACGGGAGGCCCCGCTGGTGTGGGGAGCGCGCGCGCGGACACTTCACGTCCCGCGCCCATCACCACCACCAGCGAGCCGCTCAGCCCGGCGGGAGCGCCAC